CTGAATCTGTTACACAGTTTCAAGCCCAAGCTTATAAGGAACTTCTCCCCCCAAGCGGCCCCGTACGCACGCAAGTAATAGGCTTGTCGACACCAGAGATTGAGGCACAATCTGAGCGTGTTAAAGAATACATGAATTACCAAATAACTCATGCAATGAAAGAATATGATCCAGAAATGGATCAATTATTATTCTATCTTCCACTTGCAGGTTCAGCATTTAAAAAAGTTTATTTTGACCCTATTTTAAAACGTGCTGTTGGTAAATTTGTTTCTGGCGAAGATTTAATTATTAACTATATGGCAAGTGATTTAGAACAAGCAGATAGAGTTACACATGTCATAAAAATGACAAACAATGACATTCGTAAATTACAAGTAAATGGGTTTTATCGTGATATAGAACTAGTTACAGGTCAGGTTGATTCTAATGATATTCAAGATAAAGTAGATGAACTAGATGGTGCAGAAAAAAATTATGCATCAGATGATGACGAACACGAAATACTAGAAATGCATGTTAATGCGGATATACCAGGATTTGAAAATGAAAGTGGAGTAAAGCTTCCGTTTATCATTACCATAGATTCTTTTTCTAGAACTATTTTAGCTATAAGAAGAAACTGGAATCCAGATGATCAAGAACCAACAAAGATTTCTTATTTTGTACATTACAAATTCCTCCCAGGACTAGGCTTTTATGGCTTTGGTCTAATACATATGCTAGGTGGGTTATCAAGAACTGCAACAAGTGTTTTGCGGCAGTTAATTGA